GGCGGTCCAGTTGGCCCAGGCATCCCATTTCCAGGACCTTACGAGCCACCGCCATCAGTGGGTGGACCTGGACCAGGACCAATGCCAGGACCAATGCCAATGCCAATGCCAAGACCTGGACCAATGCAGCCAACAGCAACAGCATCAGTAGGTGGCCCTGGATATATGTACTATCCAGTTGATAGTATGGGTTCAGTTGTTGATAATATAGTTTCTCCAATAAGATCGGGTAGAGTTTCTGGTACAATAGATCCAAGGTTGCTGTACTTAATATAAAATATGCCTACACACGAAGAAGCAGTAAAAGCACAACAAGCAGAACAGATTTTAACTTCAGATGTTTTTCAAGAAGTTATGGAAAATTTAAAACAAGAATACATAAATGCTTGGTTATCTTCTAACAAAAGTTCAGACGTTGATGTTAGAGAAAATCTACATAAAGCTATTTTGTTAATACCAGAGATTGAAAAACATCTAAGAATCCTTGCAGAGAAGGGTAAACTTACCAGAACACATATCAATAAGATAAGAAACATAGGATAATTTCTTTTCCTTTTATAAAAAATTCATATAAAATATTATAAATAATACATATTTAGGAGTATTTTATGAGCAATAACGGAAAACCGACTGCTTTACAGACCGATAAGGAATTAGCTACTACAGCTTTTGAAAGTTTCTTAACACCCGCAGAAGAGGGACAGGTTGAAGAAGCAGGTCAAACTGAAGTAGAAGAAGTCATTGAAGAAGAAGAAGTATCTGAAGAGGCTGAAGAATTAGTTGAAGCAGATGAAGAATCAGATTTAGATGACGAAATTGATGACGAAGAACAACAAGAAATTGAGGATGACCAAGAACAACCTCCCTTGTATACAGTCAGAGTAGACGGACAAGAGATAGAGGTCACGCTTGAGGAACTCCAAAACGGATATTCACGTCAGCAAGATTACACGCGTAAAACTCAAGAGTTAGCACAGCAGCGAAAAACTGTTGAAGAACAATCTCAAGAGGTTGCGCAAAGAGATGCGATTTATTCGCAGTTGTTACCGAAGATGGAAGCCCAGATTAAGGGCGACTTGGCAAACGAGCCAGATTGGAACAAGTTATATGAGGATGATCCCGTTGGCTATGTTCGAGAAAAGCAACTTTGGGATGAGAAAAAACAAAAGTTAGAAGCTGTACAAGCTGAACAGCAAAGGATTCAACAAGAAGCCTACACTAAACAGCAAGAACAGATTGCACTAATGGTGCAAGAAGGACAGCAAAAACTTTTAGAGATTATTCCAGAGTGGCAAAATCCTGAAACCGCGCAACAGGAAAAGCTAGCGATTCGAGAATATGGAATCAATGTCTTAGGTTATACACCTCAAGAGATGGATAGCT